CAGCGTCTGGTATCAGCTGGGTTATGCCGGCGGCTGGCGGGGCGTGAGCTATTCCGTCTCCTGGTCGTGGAATCAGGCGGTGGGTATTGATGGCACAGACAAGCTGGCCTCGTTCAACGTGTCGGTTCCGTTCAGCCTGTTTACCCGTCACGGTTATCGCCGTGACAGCGCCTTCGATCGCGCCTACGCCACGGCCTCTGCCAGCCGCAACAGCAGCGGAGATACTACCTGGCAGACCGGCGTCAGCGGCACCTTGCTGGAAGATCGAAACCTGAACTACAGCGTGAGTCAGGGACACACCAGCACCAACGGTGCAAGCGGCAGCGCCAGCGCAAACTGGCAGGCCACCTACGGCACCTTCGGGGCCGGATACAACTATTCCCGCGACCAGCACGATCTGAACTGGCAAATGTCAGGCGGCGTGGTGGGCCATGCGGACGGCGTGACCTTCAGCCAGCCGCTGGGGGATACCAACGTGCTGATCAAAGCGCCGGGCGCGTCCGGGGTAAATGTCGAAAACCAGACCGGGGTGAAAACCGACTGGCGGGGTTACGCCGTGATGCCTTACGCCACGGTCTATCGCTACAACCGCGTGGCGCTGGATACCAATACCATGAACAACAGTACCGATATCGAAAACAACGTCAGCAGCGTGGTGCCGACCAACGGTGCGCTGGTGCGTGCCAGCTTTGATACGCGCATTGGCGTTCGTGCGCTGCTGACCGTCATGCGCGGCAATCAGCCGGTGCCTTTCGGTGCCGTTGTGCGCGAAACCGAAAGCGGCGTCACCAGCATGGTGGGCGATGACGGGCAAATTTACCTCAGCGGGCTGCCGCTTAAAGGCGAGCTGCTGGTTCAGTGGGGCAACGGCGCCAGCGCCCAGTGCCACGCGCCGTACGTCCTGCCTGAAAAGAGCCTGCAACAGGCAATCACGATGAAGGAGATTCGCTGTGATTAAGAGTCGATACCTGATGGCCGCGCTGCTGGTAATGCTTCCTGTCACGCAGGCGCTGGCCACGGTCTGTGCTAACGAAAATGGTGTGCCGACGGATATCTATTACGATCTGACGGATAAGTTTAATAGTTCCAATAACCAGATTGGGCAGATTGTCACGCTTGCGGAGAAATCCCAGTGGGTGGGGGTCAACGCGGTCTGCCCGAAAGGGACATCGGGCAACACCACCAAGCGCAGCTACGTGACCGATTTCCCGATCACCAGCACCATCGATGGCTACAAATATCTGAAGCTGAATGAGTATCTGGATGGCGCGATGAAGATCACCGACAGCTACTCTGGCGTGTTTTACCCGCCGCAGAATTTTATTCAGATGGGGAGCCACCCGAACGTCTCTAAAAATCAACCTTTCGGTGTGAAAGACTCGAATCTGGTGTTTCGCCTGAAGGTGACGCGCCGGTTTATCAATATGGTGGAGATCCCGCGTCAGACGATGTTCCGGGTCTATGTCACGACCACCTCATCGGACCCGCTGACGACCCCGGTGTACACCATCAGCTACAGCGGAACCATCCAGGTGCCGCAGAGCTGCGCCATCAACGCCGGTCAAGTGGTGGAATTCGATTTTGGTGATATTGGCGCCTCGCAGTTTAGCCAGGCCGGGGCGGGTAATCGCCCGCAGAACGTCTCGCCTAAAACCCAGACCATCGCCATAAAATGCACTAACGTGGAGGCCAACGCCTACCTGACTATGCGAGTGGAAACGGAAAAAGTGTCCGGGAACGCGCTGGTTTCTGATAATCCTGATCTCGGTTTTATCGTCGCCAGCACGAACAACACGCCCCTGACGCCCAACAATCTTGCCAGCAAGATCCCGTTCCGCCTGGATGATAACGCCTCGGCAGTGGTTGGGATCACCGCCTGGCCGGTGAGCGTCACCGGGAATAAACCGAGCGAAGGGCGCTTCACCTCACGCGGCTATCTTCGCGTGGATTACGACTAAGGAGAGGGCGATGCGCATAGGGATTTTAGTTGCCGCTGTAGCCGTAGCCTTTATGCCTGTGAAAGGCGTGCTGGCGGCAAGCCCACTGGGCGAAATCAATATCGAACTGTACGGCAATATTATCGATTTTACCTGTGTGGCTGAGGGGAGCGACAGCGATAAATCGGTGACGCTGGGCACCTGGCCGACCAAACAGCTCAGCACCACGGGCAGCAGAACCCAGGCGATGCCGTTTACGCTGAAGCTGACCGGCTGCCCACCGGGTGCGGCGTCGATTACCTTTTCAGGAAAGACGGATCCGCAGGACCCAGAACTGTTGGCCTTAAACGATGCCAGCCAGGCGACGAATGTGGCGGTAGAAATACGCGATCGGGATAAAACGCGTCTGCCGTTACAGCAGGCGAGCCAGGATGTGGTGGTTGATGAGCAGGGAAATGCAGTTTTGAGTTTTTATGCGAATTATATCGCTACGGCAAATAATCCCCAGCCGGGGCGCGCAGATGCCGATGCGACCTTTATGATTAATTATAATTAAGCCTAAACACCCTCCCTGAAACTCACTGGAGTCTCAGGGAGGACTTTCAGATTAAAGCAGCTCGTGCGCTTTGGCATAATCAATCAGCTCTACAATAGTCTGCACACCTAATTTTGAGTAGATGTTGGACTTATGCGCACTAATTGTTTTGTTGCTAAGTAATAATTGCTGCGCGATTTCCTTGTTAGATAATCCATTGGCCAGATAACGTAAAACAGTCACCTCGCGGTTTGATAACGGCATGTCATTTATTGCTCCCCGGTGTGAGCCTTGATGATTTATAAAGCTCAGGGTCTCATAGGGAAAGAAGGAATATCCAGAGAGCAACATTTCCACGGCGTTATAGATATCATTCAGATCTTTTCTTTTGCTCACAAATCCATTTGCACCTGCGCGCATGGCGCGGCCAGCGTAAAACGATTCTGATTTTGAAGACAAAAACAGAATTTTTATGTTGTCATCTAAGTTCTTGATTCTTTTTAGCAATGAAAACCCATCTGTGCCAGGTAATTCGATGTCGAGGATCACCAGATCGATAGGGTGATTGCGAATGTAGTCGAGTGCTTCATGGCTGTCTCCTGACTTGAGTTTAATCTCAATGCTTTTGTTTTTCTGGAGCAGGACTTCAATTGACATTCTGACGATAGGGTGCTCGTCAATAATGATGACGGATGCCGGTTTCATTTTTTATGCCTCAGGTTGTGAAAGCGCAATTGCAATCTGTGCAAAAGTGCCTGGTAAGCCGGAAGGATAATTCTGCAGATCCTTATACGGGGGGGTAATTCCCTGGAAAAAGCGTAAGCATCCTTGTTTGCATTCTGATAAAAAATGGCAGTAGCGCGTTGGCTTATTAATATTTTGGAAAGAGTAAAGGTATTTCTTATTCTCCTTTGGAGCATGCTTATTATACCGTGTAAGTTTTCTCCGAAAAGCCTGTAAATTATTCAGGATGTGCTTATTAATATGATCTTCTGGAGACGGAAAGTGATTATTTTAAATTTGGGCTAAATCACCAGACATTCCTCTTAATGTGGATTATCCTATTTATGTAATTGCAAAAAATAATAGAATCCCCTCAATGTTAATTTAATGTTGCCATTTCACCCACGGTAAGCGGAATCTTCTGCGCCATCACGGCGGAAGATTTATTGCCGCTTTCCGCGCGTCACCTTCATTTGAAAGTGCTGTTCACCTTTCAGCAAAAAAAGCCGTCTGCTGCAGAAGGATCTGCTGCCAGCAAGGGATGGCGTTTTTAGCGACTCATTGAATACTCACGTTTTTACATCGTTATCATCTTTTTAACGGATGAAATTAAAACTTAACTTCTGGATGAAAATGCTGTTTTTTGATCGCTACGCAGAGATTAACATCACGAGAAATCCTGGATTAGGAATAGTTGTAATCTTTGCATAAATGTTAATTTAAAACATAATTTTAATATTGTGCGTAAGTAATTTCTTAAAGGTCTTTAGGAATTAAGGGGTTATTCGGGAGAGGAGACAGAAAGGCGATGCAGCAGATGCAGTAATTCCTGACGATGGTTTAACCCTAATTTACTGAGAATTCGTCCCAGACGATAAACCACGCGGCTGTAAGGGCGCTGGCGAAAAAGCGCAATATTTCTTAGTGATTCCCCCTGTGTCAGATATTGCAGGACAAACCACTCTTCTCTGGAAAAGTAGATGTGGCGATTATTCACGGGAGGGAGGGCGGTCGCTAACGCATGTTGCAGCGCCTGAGCCGGGAGCTGGCGCTCAAGCACATCAAAGGGACCGCTGGTTTTACAAAACAGCCGGGCATCATAGTCATCAGCGCGTATCAGCAGGCTCACGGCAGTGTAGGGGGGATACAGAATGGCACGTCGAAGCGTGGTGAGCATCTCCATCAGCGGCATCGTGCGGCTCTCCATATCGACAACCAGTCTGGCCGAGGGCCAGTTTTCCAGCGCGCTGAAAGCTGATTCGAGCGTGTCATATCCACAGCAGTGTTTCAGGGGGGATGGGCCGTGCTGAATTCCTGCATGCAGGAAACGATCGTGGGTCACGAGAACGATAAAGGGGGCGTCGGGTCTGCGTGTCTGGTTGATGGATTGACTCAAATAAACAAGACGATCAAAAAAAGGGGCGCTGGAACGCGAATGTGAAAAACCCAGCGAATCGCTTCCTTTACGACGACGCCGATAGCGGCGTACGGTCATGCGCATAGATTCTCTCTCAGGCTAATGTCCTTTTTTCTTCAGACCAGCCTACAGACGGCCAGTAATATCCCTGACCGAATCCCGCTCCTGCCTGCAGCGCGTACTCCCGATCCCTGTTTGACTCAATACCTTCAATCAGCACATTGCTGGCGACCTGTGCGCAGAGATTTACCAACTGGGCTAGTGCAGGCGAGCCTTTTTTTCGCCAGAACGCCATCTTATCGATCTTGACGCCACATAACGGTAAACGACAGCCTAAAAATGGACGAACAGAAGCCGTGTTTACGTCATCAAGCCAGAGATGGCATCCACGTTCGACGAGCGTCCACCAGTGGCGGGTCACGCGCTCACGCATGGGAGCCGGAAGTCCGAAGAGTGCGCTGGGTTCGACAATTTCAATATTTTGGCCGGCGTTAAGCAGCGGCAGGATTCGGGCGAAGGATTCTGGGTCACTCAATACGGTTATCGGCAGGTTGATAAAAAGGTTTTTAGCGTAAAGTGTGTTTTTTAACATGGCGAGCTGCAGTTCAAGCAACCTAAGCGACTGTTTCACCGACTGTTGCTGAAAAAACGCTTCACTTTGCTCAGGGGAGGCGAGAAGGCTAAGCACTTCGCGCCCGACCACTCGCGAAGAGGAGAGAGCCACGATGGGCTCCAGCTTGATGCCGATAATCTCTGGCGAGACGCTACGCAGTGGGGGGAGATCGCATTCTGGCAAGCCGGAATGGTTAAGCGGGAATGGGGAGGTCACTACACTGTCCTGTTATCTTCCGGCTCCTCGGCGCCGGGATACCGGAGGCTAGTGTGAGAGCGATGGTCGGCAGAAAATACCAGGCGTTACTTAAACGGCGTTAAGCCTTTTCGTAGAGTCATCAAGTGGCAGAAAAATGAGAGGAATGTCGAAAAAACAGACGTATTGACGAGGGATAAACAGGGGGATGGTGAGAAGGCAGGCGATTGCGCTAAAAGGCATTGACTCACTAGCCATTGACCGTATAATTCCAGGCGTTTCACACCGCAAGTGCACGCTTCTCCGTGCGCCCTTAGCTCAGTTGGATAGAGCAACGGCCTTCTAAGCCGTAGGTCGTAGGTTCGAATCCTACAGGGCGTACCATTAAGTTTCATGCACTTACGCCTCCTTCACTTCCTCCTGATTTTCCTTGTGGGACATATTTGGGACATCAACCCCAAAAATCGAGTCAATTTGCTTCGCATGCTCCGTTAAATGGTTAGGTGCCAGGTGAGCATATCGACGGACCATTTCGATACTTTCCCAGCCCCCCATTTCCTGCAGAACAGATAACGGTACTCCGGACTGAATTAACCAGCTCGCCCATGTATGTCTCAGGTCGTGAAACCGGAAATCTTCAATACCTGCACGACGGCATGCCGCGTTCCATGCTCGCTGATCGTCAACACGCATCTTCCTGACCGAAGGTGTTGCTGTCCCATCGGGTCTGTAGCCCGATTTCAAATGCACGAACACCCATTTATGATGATTCCCTATCTGATCCCTCAGAACCTTACAGGCAGTGTCATTCAGCGCTACGCCAATAGCTCTGTTTGATTTGCTGTCTTCAGGGTTCACCCAGGCAACACGACGCTGCATGTCGATCTGCTGCCATTCCATATTGATGATGTTCGAACGACGAAGGCCGGTTGAAAGAGCGAACTTAACAACCGACTTCAGCGGCTCCGGACATTCATCAACCAGTCTCTTAGCCTCTTCTGGCTCCAGCCATCTGACACGCTTATTCCTGACCGATGGAACCTTGATCACCGGCGCCTTTTCCAGCCACTTCCAGTCACGCTCTGCCGCACGCAGAATCGCCTTCATCAGGGCCAGATGCTTGGCCTTGGTGGAGGTGGTGACAGGCGTCGCTGAATATACCGGAGCGGGTAATCCATTCTTCATCGCCGCGGCTGCCTGTAATTTCCATATCTCAAGCAGCTTGCGGTTACTCATTTTGTTAACTGCTGCATAAATCTTCTGCTCTGAAACATCCTTCAGTCTGATCCCCTCGAAGTGTGCCAGCCAGAACGCCATGCGGCTGCGGTCGTCTTTCAATGACTTCTTCTCGGCCTTTTCCTCAAGCCACCGCATGCATGCATCATCAAACGTTACATCAGGGAAATCGCCGAGCCGGTCTACTCGCCAGAGTTCAGCTTTGCGCTTGTCATGTAGTTCAGTAGCGAGCCGCTTGTCGGCAGTCCCAAGGCTTTCCTTAATTCGCTTCCCGCCCGGGAGCGAGTAGGATGCGTACCATATTTCACCTCTGCGGAAGAGTGACATTTTCTTTCCTCTTGAATGCCATCACCCGCGCTCACACCGACAGTATGCAGGGGCGAGTTGAGGGCCGCAATGCATGCCTGGCGAGTTGTGAGGTATGGGGATTTGGTTTTGGAAGGGTCTTTTCGTGTTGCTTGCAGTCTGCCTGAGCGGATCCAGTTAGTGGCGGTCGGTCTGGATATCTTGAGAAACGCGCAGGCCTCATCGAGTGTGAGGCTGTGTGATTCCATAGTTACTCCTTGACGGCAAAGTCACAGGGCACCAATTTTCCAATTTCCAGCATGAATTCTCCGTAATGCCTGTCCACAATATCCTGATTGCCGTTGCGGTAATATTTTGCATCCAAAGATGGTTTCACAACCAGCGCATCAGAACCAAACTGGTCAGCTGTGATATCCACAATCACTGCCCCTGACGCTGTTTCAACCTCCACCCAATAATGCCCACTTCCAACACCATCCTTAAAGAACCCTCCATCATCCTTTCCGTCACCTCCGCGAACGATTGATTGACAACCAGTAAACTGGCTTATCATAGTGTGGACAAGATGAGCACCATACAAACAGGCCCCCTTGGTATTGTCTTTATTCATGCATTGAAGAAGGGCATCTTGCAGTATCCTTCGCGCAAGTTGAGCAATTTCTTCTATTTGCTTCATTATCTATCTCCAATAAAAAACCGCCTCGGTGGGCGGCTAGTCGATGCGGATGTGTGGAATCTTTCCTGCGGCTATACAGTCATAAATTTCATAAAAGAATGGACAAATGAGTTCTCCGTTTGGAAATTTTTCGCCATATTCAAATGGGGCTGCGTGCTTATCAATGCGTGATAGTGCGATAACACCCTCAGCGCGCTTGCGATCCGCTTCTGAGCTGATAGGTCGAAATTCATGTGAATCTGTTTGACCCCACCGACCATCTTCTATATCGAAGAAAATTGTGTTCCCGCGTACAGCAAATACCGTAATCTTGTGCCACTCAAGGTAGTGTCCAATACATCCTTTAACCTCGCAGACGCAACCAACCGGAGGTAACCCTTCGCCATCCCACTCTGACTTGCTGGCTGCAAGTGCGGATTCGTATTGCTTGAGCGTGACTATGCACTCCTTCCAGCTTTCTTTCACGTCTATAGGGTTGACCTGAACCAGGCAGCCATACCCATCAGTGGAGTTCTTGATACCGGGAACTGACCACCCAATAATGTTTGGCTCTGGCATTGACTGGTAACCAAAAATCCTTCCGTCTGGGTCCATCGCGAAATAGTTTGTCGCCTCACCTCTCTCAGCTATCTCATCCTTATGCTGAACCAAAATATCAATCAGTTTCACATTCATCTCCTTACGCTAATTTCTTATACACGCGAGGCTCATCAACAGTAGCCGCGCGTAGTTCGTTTTCGGCATGCGATGAGTAATCACCGCTGTCCCATTCAATTCGGTACCACGTAGGTCTGTTATCCTGCTCCGTAACGCCATCAACCACTCCCTTGATATCTCCTGACTTATGGGTGACTAATGCGCCCACAGCATATTTAGCCATTGCACACCTGCCGGTTCGTGTAGAAATGAGATGAAGGCCGCCGCAGCATTGAGAGCTATGACGAGCCAGATGATGGGATTGGATTGCATGATTTACTCCCAAAAAAATGCCCTCACGTGGAGGGCTAAATGGGGGATAACGTTGCAGTGCTTTCGCACCCAATAGCCAGCTCGTCAGAACCGGCTATCAGTTGCGGAATCACATCAGTCCTAGGTCGTGGTTAAGCAGCTCTAGGCACTCCCTGTCCTGTTCAAGGCAGTAATCCCACATCTCCTGATCTGGGCATTCACGTACCATCTGCCAACGCCAGCCACCGCTATGCAAAACGCGGCGAACCTTGCGTTTAACGACAGCGTCAAGGTCGAAAATCACGCCACCACCTCCACCTATGCCATTGCGCAGAACATCTAAATCAACCTCAATGACGCGAAACAGCTTTGGTAATTTCGGCAATTCTTCAATGCGCATAATCTCTCCTCATACCCGCATAGCGCGGAGGTGTTTAATGTGTTCTGCTGTTTCGATTTCTTCTTCGATACGCGCCGCTTCATACTTGTTTATCGGCTCAAAATCGTGCTGAAAGCGGTCCATACTGGCTATGCAGGTGCGACCGTTGTATGTAGTGGATGACTTCGTGGGTAGAGCGGAGGATTTTGCAGGGAGCGCCGTGGAGGTATGCGAACCACGTGTTAGGCTGGATTATCCTGAGCATTGGTTGACTCCTGCATCTGCAAGAAAACAATCATGGCGGCGCGGAGTGGATTGGCATCCTTCGTGGTTCCGTTAATAAGCCCATGACTTACCCGCCACGCTTCACTTTGGCCTTTTTTATAAGGGATGATGCCAATTCCAAACTCTTTAATAATCGGCCATGCGTCCGCCGGATTGTTGCAATAATCGGGGAGTTTTACGGTATTTTTTCCTTCTACTCCGTGATTAAAGAACCATGACGGACTTTCGTCGGTTGGCTCAAGAAACCAATCGCCACTGATAGCAATTTCTGCAACCTCTTTATTAATATCAAAGTCGCTCATCTTGCTGTAATCCATCACACTGGCTCCTCTGCTTCCGACTGAATATTACCCGTGGTGAAAACAGACATCTCTAAATCACCATTCGACATTCGGATAATCATGTTGTGCAGAGGTTCGCCGTCACTTTCCCTGCTGAACGTGGAGTGGTATTCCGCTCGACCGTGAAGCATCCAGCTGTATTCCTGGTCGACGTTGTAGACTTTCCCCTTGGTTAACTCCATCACATAACCCCTCTCTGCTTAAGCTTGAGTTCAATTACTTCCTGGCAACTCGCGCACGTCTTACACCCCGGCACAGCAACCCGGCGCGGCTCTGGTATGTCCTCTCCGCACGATTCACAATACTTTGCCGATACTGCGCTATGGTCTATCCTGTGCATGCTCAGTGCTGCGTCTCTGTGCAAATCTTCAAGTGCTGATGCGTTGTCTATGATGTCAGCCATATCAGTGCTCCCGGAACTGGCCGTTGATGCGGCAGAGGGTGAAATTCAGCAATAAAAAAGGCCGCATGAGCGACCCGGTAATTCTCTGAGTTAAGTTCATGCGGCCTCCGATGATTTCTTGAGGGAGTGACCAATCCGAGCCGATGCGATAGTCACATAATCAGGGTTCAAGTCTATGCCGATGAAGTTGAATCCTTCCTCGATTGCTGCTCGTCCGGTGCTGCCACTACCCATCCATGGGTCGAGCACGGTACCGCCTGCCGGAGTTATTAGCCTGCAGAGGTATTTCATTAGCGAGATCGGCTTGACGGTGGGGTGATTATTCTTTGCACCTCCAGTTCTACCTGCACCGGCTCGGGGATCGTTCATTCCAGCGCTTCCTTCTTTTCGTCCGCCAGTCATTTCGCTGGCTGATGCTGAGATGAATCGCTCGAGGCCATCGTCGCGCTCTTTCTTTGTAACCTTGGCGCAGTAAAAGAACCTGGCAGCACTCTTACTGCTATCAATGCGCGGAGTTGATTCGTGGCGGCGGTCCATTTGGCCGTAGCAATTAGCTGCTCCCATTTTCGAGCTAGGCTCATTGCCTGTCAGCGCTCCTTGCTGTCCTTTCGCATCTGGAAACGCTGACACGACCGCATCACTTCCGTCATGAATGATATTTGCTGGCCAGCGTCCTTCCTGTGATTGCTCGTGTCCATAGATGCGAGAAGTTTCGATATTTATTGCACCGGTACCATGTTCAGCCATATTGGCTTGTACGGTTTGCTTAAAGGGCTTGCGTGCCATAACAATCGGCTCATGGGCTGGTTTCAAAGCTGTACCCCATCCGTCAAATTCGCCATCGAGATTGTGCGATTTCGGGAAGCCGCTGCCATAAATCCAGAGAATTTGGTCCCTGATTTCGAAACCAGCATCCTCAGCGTTTACAACAAGGCGGTGATAGGTTCGCGAACCGCCGAACGCCAGAAGATGTCCGCCAGGCTTGAGAACGCGCAGGCATTCCTGCCACTGCTCTACAGTCGGAACATCGTAGTCCCATTTATGGTTCATGAAGCTCAGCCCGTACGGCGGATCAGTCACGATGGCGTCAACTGAGTTATCTGGCAGAGTTTTCAGTACGTCCTCGCAGCGCCCGACGTGAAGTTGATAGGTCATGCATCCTCCCGTTCAGGGTTAAATCTGTCCCAGCCATTGCGCTCTAAATTCGTCTGCAGCCGCTTATCTCCGACTTCTTCGATACTCCTTCCGGTTATCTCTGCGACTTCTGCGTTGTTGTGGCGCATGAGTAGCGCCAGTTCCGTTAACGTCCACTCATTCATTGCTGTGCCCTCAGTTCAGGTTTGAGCCGGTATTGCGTCCCGCCCAGGCATAGTCCGCCTAATTTCTGGCCCCACGGAGTTGCTTCACAAACATCCTTGACTAGTTCCAGCTCAGCGCCGGTGATGTATTCACTGGATTCTTCAAGCGTTGGTGCCCATCCTTCGTAATACGGGTCATGCGTCACCAGATTTATGCCACCGGTAAAGCAACCGTCCCCCGGATTAACTCCGCTCCAGTAGACAGCGATGTAGTTCTTCACGCTCTTGCTGAGCTTGCGAATAAGCTCGTCTCGCGAGTAAAGGCGCTTATTAGATAAGTGATGCATAGAGAATTGCGGGTGTGGTTAACCCGCCTCCGTGAGGTGAAATAGGGTTGTTGGGTGGTGGTTAAATCAGATGCTAAAAGGGAATATCGTCATCAAAATCCATCGGAGGGGCGTTTTGCGGCGCTGGCTCCTGTCGTTGCTGCTGACGTTGTGACTGAGATGCGGCCTGCTGGCGAGGGATATCATTTCCCGGCGTACCGCGTGGAGGCAGGTCAATATCACGCACAAGGATGGTGGGTGTTTGTGCTTGTGAGCCATCCTGTCGCGTCCATTCCTCGATAAGGAACTCACCTGAAACTGTGACCTTCGCACCTTTCACAACCGCTACTGAAAGCTTCTCAGCCATAGCGCCGAACATCTTGCACTGAAGCCAGGATGTCTTTTCGTTTTCGCCAAATCCGGTTTTGGCTGGTAGTGAGAAGGATGCGATATGCTTCCCGTTAGGCGTGACGCGGAGAACCGCGTCTTTTCCGACATTCCCTGAAATTGTGATCGTGTTAATTGCCATTTACGCCGCCTGTTTTAGTTCTTTAAGTCGAATTCCCGTTACTTCTTTGCACTTAGCCTGATGCTCTGCAAATCCGTTAAGGCGTGACCACGTTTCCGCGTAATTATCCTGCAGTTTCTTGCTGTCGTTTTCAGTGCTGGCGTACTGAGAGAACTCGGCGAGAATCTGATCAGCTTCAACCGCATTTTGCTGTTGATGATCTGGTGCTAACTGTGAATCCCCTGATGGTAGTGCCCATGCAGGCAGGACTGGAGGCTTCCAGTAAAAAACGCCAACCTCTTTCGATTTTGCATAGCTAAAGCCCGGTGATCGCTCGGTTGAGATGACAGCAAATCCCTCTTCAAGGTTGTAGAGGTAACGCCCGATACCCCACTGAACAGCTGCACGCTTCATTGCGCCAGAACGACCACCTTTCACAGCCTCCACCTGAGTATTCTCAGCAGCGTCCCACTTCGTGATCCATTCACCGTCTACCTTGATGGATATTCCGCACTCAACACCCCCATTGTTGGGAATGTCGCGATATTCATTGCGCCATCCAGCCTTGCCGCATACTTCATCCAGGCGCTTCATGATTGCCCGATTGGTAACATATGCCAGCACCTTGGCCCAAATTCCTTTGCTCGCTTTCCCTGCTTGCTGTATGCGCCACTCAATATCTTCAGTAGCAAACGGCTCGTCTAATAGCTCGAGGTTCATGTGAAGTCTCCTGCAAATTCTGCCCAGCTAATCACCGGATTCTGTCGCTCAGCGGCCAGGTTAACCGGCTCATCGTTCTCTTCCGGCGCATCAGGGATAACGTCGCGCATCAGTCTCACGAAAGCATCGTCATCCCACCGCTCCATGGCACTCATGCCGCTGCCTCCTGACGCGTGATGATGTAACCCTGCTCTGCCAGCCACTCGATAACCACCGCTCCATCAAGCTGGGGCAGAACCTCACGAGTGTTAACCGTACCTGCCAGCACTACGCCTTCAAGCTCAAGCTTGATAGTGTTATGCGGCCCTACAGATGTGCGCATGTCCACGCACTCGCATGTGATATTCATTGCTGAACTCCTGAAATTTGGTTGTGCGCTTCCCGTCTGCGAAAGGCCGGACAGGGAGTGATGAAAGTGGGGGGAGGCGTTAATGATTGCAGATACGTTCTGCTTCTTCGCATTGTTCTGGAGTGAACCACCCAAAGTGGCATTCACCAACTGGAATACCAAGTTTTTCAGCCAGCCATTCATATGCTTCACTGCGTGTCATGCGTCCTGATTTCCATAGGCGCTCAAAAGCTGGCTTGCACTTTTTCCTTGCGTCACGCGTTCTCTGGTCTGCCAATGTACCGAGCGGAATTGATGTGAATGGATGCATGCCAACGTAAGCACGGCAAGATTCGCAGAGGTAGATGTAAGGCCAATCGCCATAATCCCTCCCGTAAACTTCTTCATGTGTCCCGACTCGCACGTGCCCACTGCAAAATCTGCATGAGCAAGGCACTGGCAATGGATTCTTAACTCTGGCTGTTGCTTTCCTACTTGGGTTTGCTGGGGTTTTAACTTCCATCACACCCTCACTTCAAACGAGTTACGATTTACCCTGACACCAAGCGCTTTACGCTGAGCCTCAATTGCCTGTTGCAGCATCACTGTATCTTCCAGGTAGCGAGCAATGGCTTTCTTGCCAATCGCCGCTTTCAGTGCCTGGCGGTTTATTGCGTTCTGGCTGGCGACATGTCCTAGACCTGCATTAATCAACTGGTCACGATTCATGGTGCGCTTGTTGCGAACGTTACCAACCTCTACCAGCAACCAGTGATAGCCATCTGCCATTTTGGTTACTGTGTACTGTCTGCCGTTGTGAGTGACTGTCATGAGGCCTCCCGGGCGCGGAGCATCTCGTCGGCCATTTCATATGCCCAACCAGGAATAGCTCCCTGCGGCTCATGCGCTGCTATCATTCCCTGCATAGCCTTCGCTGCGAAGTAGTCACGAAGGGTCATTCCGCCAGAGCTAATTTCGAATCCATGCCGATGACCTTTCTCGTCTCTTTCGACGACGCAATCTACCGGAAAAGCTCTACCGCCAGTTTCTTTATTCATAATCTCTCCTGCGCTTAAGCCGCGCCGCTGAACGTGAAAGACCTCTGCATCTGTAGATGCGCAAAGATTATTGCGGTGGATAGCCGCTACTCATGTCTAAGCTGCCTCGTAAAGCAGCTGAGATATGGGCAATAAAAAACCCGCACTCGGCGGGTTCATGACCATTTCTTATCTGGCCGTCGTTGATGGGCGTGATTTACCTTGTGGTGCATCGCGTCATCTTTCGGCTCTGCTGGAGGGGATGTATCTTTTGGTGCGGCGGGTGAAAGTATTGCTTTGGCCACACCGTCACTAACTCCCTCTATGCCAGCATCGGTCTTCCTTTTTTCAGCATCAGCAATTTCAAGTTCTTTTGCTTCAGCTTTTCGCTTAGCAATCAGTTCCCCTCTCGCCTTGAATCTTCGGTTTTTACTATTATCCTTAGCCGCTTTAATTATTACGTTTGCCATTAATACCTCACGCCAGTGGTATAGATTTGCCTTTATTTTTCTGCCTGCCAGTGCAAGTTATACCGAACTCTCCAGGCTTGCTATACCAGGTGCGGCGATTCTTACGCTCAACAGCTTCTGCGCGTCTTTCCATCTCCTTCCGATACTCATCCAGCGCTGACAAATCAATCGGGTTCAGAGCGCTTTCTACGCGTGATTTGACCTTGCGAGTAAGCGACAGAACAGGCAGGTTATCCGGTTTGGCGCTTACCCCTACTGACAGGGGATTAGCAGCTTTCCATTCGGCCTGTTTCGGTGCGCGGCGTTCGCGGCGGCGTGCTT